AGCTCATGGGCGGTGGAGATGATCTCACGCAATGTCGCGACAGGATCAACCTCACATGCCTGACAAATGATTAAAAATTCAGAAAGTCTGATCGGTCCACGAAGCCCACCTCGAATGTCTCTGATGCGACTGTATGTAATCGCTCCATTCGTGGCCCTGTCGAACTCTCGATTGCCTAATCCTCTGTTTGTTAAGAGTTGGTCAATGATTGAGGAAGTGGCTTCATCGCTGTTTGTCCTACGTATCTTGTCCATGCTCAAAAGATAGCACCTGCAAACTTTGATGGCACGTGACACGCCGAGTTTGCCAAAACTGATAGCACGTGCAATCATGATGGACAACAAATGATGGCACATGAAATCAAAAGGAGGCAATCTCAGATGGAAACGCAAGAGGAGATTGACTGCGAAGCGCTCGCGGCGGATGTCGTCAACAAGACCAGAACGAACGTCCTGCTGACTAAGACGACAATGACCAGCATCGCGGACCGGAGTGGTTTTAATCGCCTGACGATTTCCAAACTGCTGGACAAAAAAAGAGACATGCCGTTACGCATGTGGCTTGCGGCTGTTTACGAAAGTGGAGCCGATCCGTGCGACATCCTCTCAAAAGCAATCCAAGAGCAGACGGCGCTCGCCAACGCATAAATCGAAAGGAGAATCTGAAATGAGGAAGATGAAGAGATCCGACGTCCACGAATGGATTCCGGGCGAACCTCTCGAACGGGTCGATTTCGGCAACGGCGTCACGGGAATGGACAAAAGCATCCCGGAGGAGTCCGGAACCGTCGGGGACTTCAAGCGTCTCATCTGGAAATGCCGTGTCATCGAAGCCGACGGAGGACCATGCCTTGATGTGCTTCCATCCGAATATTGGATCGACGACGTGAAGCAGGACGGCTATTTCGATGTGGTCACCTGCACGTCAAACTCAGGGCCGTACCGATTCGATGAAGCGTGGACCTATCTCGATGGAATCGAAAAAGGGTGGTGTCTTGCGCGAAGGAAACGTCATTCCGGCTTGTATGCCACTTTGCGCACCTTGCGCAACGGCATATTCGGTTCGTCGGCCCACCGCCACAGGAATTCGACCGGACCGGGACCGTTGATGGCGTATTCGATGGTTTCGGATGGCACGAAGTCGTCGGGCAGCCACGTCAGCGGTCGGAATGCCGACTTATCCAGTGGCGCGACCGACTCTACATGCACGTCCCGCGACCCCTCGATACGGACGCGCCGGATCGACCCGCGAACCCATTCCGCGTCGGAAAACGGCGGCCTGTCATGATCGGCGCGCTGCATGGCGGTCTGTTCCTCCAGAGTGGTCGCCTGTCTTTGCAGGCTGTCCAGTTGCTCGTGCAGGAGCTTGATGTCGTCCTCGCGTTCCTTGTTCTGCTCCATCGAGCTCCTGTGCTCGATGACCCAGCCAACGATCGTCACGAAGAGTGTGAAAACGAATGCGGCAAGTTCGACGCCATGCTGTGAAAGCCAACCAGTCATGAAAATGATTTTAAGGAGAATCAAATGAACAACGAAATCCGGAGGTTTGATTTCAAGGGCGGCTCGTTGCGGACCTTGACTGACGAGACGGGGGAGCCTTGGTTCGTAGCCAAGGACGTGTGCGACATCCTCGAAATCAGCAACCCGTCCGATGCGTTGCAGTCTCTTGATGATGATGAGAAGACGAACCTAGGAAATTCCTATGTTTGGTCTGAGCCTGGAAGAAGGCCACTTATCATCAGCGAACCTGGCCTGTATCGCTTGGTCATGCGCTCACGGAAGCCGGAGGCCAAGGAGTTCCAACGCTGGGTCACACACGAAGTCCTCCCTCAGATTCGTAGGACCGGCGGCTACATCCCGACGTCCGAATCGGATTCCGATGAGGACATCATGGCCAAGGCCGTGCTCGTCGCGCAGAGGACCATCGAACGCAAGAACCAACAGCTTCAGGCCAAGGACGCGCAGATCAAGGTGTTGGAGCCGAAGGCGAGGTTCGCGGATGCCGTAGCCGCGTCCGATGGCACGTGCCTGGTTGGCGAGTTGGCGAAGATGCTCCGTCAGAACGGCATGGACATCGGCCAGAACCGGCTGTTCCGTCTCCTGCAGGCCGACGGGTATCTCGGCAAGTCCGGCTCCAACCGCAACGTGCCGACCCAGCGCGCGATGGATCTCGGCCTGTTCCGTATCAAGGAGACCACCGTCACCCACGCGGACGGCCACACCACGGTCAGCCGCACACCGAAGGTCACCGGCAAGGGGCAACGCTACTTCATCGACCGGTACTGGGGTCGCACGCAGCCGACGTTGGAAGCGGGTGCGTGATGAGTGTGTGTCTTGAAATCAACTACATCCCGCGAGAAAAAGCAAATCTCATCGTTCCCTATCTCTTCGCACATTCCGGCAAGTGGATAGCGGAGCTGATGGGCAATCCAATCAGAGTCGATTCCATCGGCGACGGGAAAGCAATCGTGACTTTTCCTGCGATCGCGGAAGTGGACATGAAGGAATTCATGTTGATGTTGGGAGATGAGTGAGTGATGGGCATCTATGAATTGCGCCGCCGCCAGCTGAGGAACGGATTCTACACCGGCGGCGACTACGCCAGTGCCGTCAAGGCGGCAAGGCTCACCTACGGACTTGGCGAATCAACAACTGCGTCTCGTCAACGGATTTATCCAGAAGCGTCATCGCATACGCGAGATCGTTCAATCCCTTCGCAAGCTCACGCTGCGAGTAATCCGTCGCCGAATTGGAGGCGTTATTGAAATGCGTTTGCGCGGAATAAAACCAGCTCGTCGCATTACTCATGATTCTTCTCCTAACTGTTCGGCCCGCACGTCGCAAATGCGGGATGACACCGATTTTAGGAGAGGGCCGGGCGGTTCTCCTAACGCCGCCCGGCAACACACGCGGCAAGGGGGTGCGTGATGTCAGGAGAGGATTTTCTTTCGCTTCGCATAGCCGAAGCCTTGCTGGGAATGGATGCTCCGATGCGTTCCGAGCTCAGTGATCCAGGACACGTGGACATCAAGACGGACGAACACAGGGACGATGACGAACTCGCTGCGCTGCGAAGCCTCTTCGCGAAGCTTCTCGCATACGAGAGGGAGTTCGAGCTCGACCTGCTCGAATCCAGGAACGTCATCGGCATGAACGTTTCCTATGGTCTCGTCTTCCAGACGGACGATGACTCGAACGTCACTTGCGTTGAAGCCGCAGTCGTTGATTACGGTCATGACGCCTGTTTTGGCATCAAACTGGGCAGCCCACTCGTACATGAGCTGATCGGAAGTGACCTCGACGCCTCGACCGGCGATAAGGTTCGCGTCCTCACCTATCTGGTTCGCGTCGGACGACAGGCCGTTGGATTCGGAGGAAAGCACGTTGGCTTCCTCGTTGACGCCGAGAGACTTCTCCGCGATCTTGTTGGCGTTATGCGTCTGGAACAGTGCCGTGCATCCGGTGATGCAGCCGATGGCGGACAGGGCGAGGCTGATGACGTTGAACCAATCCATGAAGCCGATTCTACGCGGGAGGTGAGTGATGGTTCCCCAATCAGATCTTAGGGATGCGAGCCGTGTGCCGTTGCAGGACAGGCTCGCGTGGACGCTCCCGCAGGCCGCGGCCGTGTACGGGATCGACTATGACGGGCTGCGTCAGGCCGCCAACCAGGGCGATATCGACACGTTCCGCCCGCCAAGCAAACGGGGAACCCCGTCACGCCGGCACATCCGACGTGAGGAGATGGACCGGTACATCAGGACATTGGAGAGCTGAGATGAGGAAGTCAACGTTCGGAAAGAATCCGGATGGATTCCGAGTTGCTTTCGCAGGCCCCGGCGACATGGATGATCGCCTCGCCGTTTTGCCCGACCGCGTCCGAGAGCTGTCCCAGTGCCTGCGCGAGTGTGATGACCGCTTCGGACAGTTGCTTGATGTCCCGTTCAAGCCGTTCGATGCGTTCCTCATCAGACTCTGCAGACGGCTCAGCGCCATGCTGTCCAGACTCCTCTACGGGTGTCTCGAGGGGCATGTCAGCCGCTTCCTCATGATCCGTGTGCTCGTTCTTACTCGTCTGGTCAAGGGGCTCGGTTTTCTTCGTCAGGAGATCCTTGATCTTCTGCACAAGTGATCCGACTCCGTTCAGGGCATCGACACTGGTCTTGGCCATATCCATGGCTTGGCTGAGCTGGTCCATATCGATATTCATTGATTCTTCCTTTCCCGCCCTGTAGGCGAACTGTAAGTGCGAATCCAAGCCTACGGCGGGAGAGGATCCATACGAAAACAGGAGGAATAGACGTGAGGGCGAACTATCCGCTGCGCCGGCTTGTGGCGTTGCTGCTCGTGGTGAGCGTGGTCGTGTGCTGGATGGTGTTGTTCGGCACGGAGGCGTGCCGGCATCCGATCGGGCATCTGTTCGCGGCCGTGTGGTCGTGCGTGGCCGTGCCGTCCATCGTGATGGCGTGGATCGACCACCTGCATCCCGAACTCGTGGACGGGCTGCTTTCCAACCTCGATATCTAAGGGCTTCCGACGGGCGCCTCCTCCTTCCACCCACATTGCATGGGGGAGCGTCACTCGTCATGCGCCCTCCCGAAAAAACGGGGGTGTCCGTCGGATATTTTTTCGGAACTTTCGAAACAGTAAGGAGCAAGACATGAATGTGGAACTGCCGCATTGTCATTTCAGTGACCGGGCGCCGGAACTCGATGACGTGGAACGGTTGTCCCGGGCGGACCGGCGGACGGCCGAGGCGTGCCGTACCGCGATGCGTAGCCGTGAGTGGGCCGCGCTCGAGAACCTGGAACGGTTGGGCGTGCGCTTCACGCCGTTGGTGGGCGTCACGGTACGCAACCTCGCGGCACCGATCCTTGACGTGATCCCGCGGGACCGCATGCATTCGGGTGCGCGCGCCCAACTGTCCCACATGGTCAGTACCAGGGATGGCGGCGAGACGCTTCGCATCATCCGCACGCTCGCGGTGAGGGGGCGGTTCTGATGGCGGGGGAAACGATCGTCACCGTGGTGGGCAACCTGACCGCGGACCCGGAGTTGAGGACCACGTCGTCCGGCGCTTCGGTGGCGGGATTCACGATAGCCAGCACGCCGCGCACGTGGAACCGTGGCTCGAACCAGTTCGAGGACGGGCAGGCCCTGTTCCTGCGTTGCACGGTCTGGCGTGACCTGGCGGAGCATTGCGCGCATAGCCTGTCGAAGGGCATGCGGGTGGTCGCGCAGGGCAGGCTTACGCAGCGTTCGTATCAGGCGCAGGACGGGTCGAACCGGACGGTGGTCGAACTGCAGGTCGACGAGATCGGTCCGAGTCTGCGGTATGCGACCGCGCAGGTGGCGAGAACGACCCGTCAGGGCGGTGTGTATGGCAATCCGAATATGGGTGGCGTCTCGTCGGGCGCGTACACGGGCGGTTCGGGGTGGAGCCAGGCCGGCAACGATTCCGTCGGTCAGTCCTCCGACGGGCCGGCGGACCCGTGGGGCCAGCCATCCGACGCATCGGCCGCCGAACCGGAATTCTAGGAAGGTGAATCGTCATGAGCATGAAGGCACTGGAATGGGCGATGTACCAGGTCCCGTCCGAAATGGTCAAGGGAGCGTTGCTACGCATCCTGCTCCTGCTCGCCGACCATGCGGACACGCAAGGCAAGGGAGCGTTCCCGAGCCAGAAGCGCATCGTCGCGTTGACGGGATACAGCCGGCGTACCATCCAGAACGGCTTGCACGAATTGGAGGCGGCCGGACTGATCCGCAGGGGAGACCAGCGGATCACCGAGCATCTCGGCAAATACCGTCCCGTCGTCTGGGACCTCACGATGAAGGATTTCAGGGGCGCAAAAAATACGCCTCTGGAACAGTCCACGCAAGAGGCGCAACATACTGCGCCCCTAAACAAGTTGGAGGGGCGCAACCAGGGGCGCAAAAAAACGTCGTTAGAGGCGCAACCAGGGGCGCAACATGACTGCGCACAGAACCTATATAAGGAAGAACCATATATAGAACCTAGAGAGAGTAACGCGCGCGCGAGGAAATCCAAACCAATCAGCAGCGACTGGAAACCATCCGAAGAACACCGGGCGCTCGCCGACCGGCTCGGCATCGACTGCGACGTCGAAGCCTCCAAGTTCATCGACCGCGCCTTGGACTCCGGCACCGGAAGCGCCGACTGGGACGCGAGATTCCGCACCTGGCTCAAGCGTGGCGCCGAACTCGGCTACGCCACGTCAAAAGCCCGGGAAGGAGCCCGCAGGTACACGTGGGCGAGCGATGAGGTCAGACGGGTGCTCGGCCCGGTCTCCTGCGAGGGCACGGACACGTACATGAGCCTCGCGTGCAAGGTGGCCGACCTGCTCAACCATGGCGTGGATCCGGAAACGCTCCGCCGTCAGCTCGCGGACGTGCCCGGCGACGTGTTGGCCGAACAATTGTTCGAACAGGAGGCTGCGGCGTGAACAAGGCTAATGCGGAGTTCGAACGGGTGAAGCCGATGGTGGCCGCACGTCAGGGTTGGCATTGCCTCTTGTGCGGGACGAACACGCATGGCGACGCGTGGCCGGGCCATTCGACGCACCACCGCCAGCTCCGACGGCATTGCGATCCGACGTACCGGCATAGTCCGGCGAATCTCGTGCGCCTGTGCGGCGTGGACAATTCGACCGGCTGTCATGGCTGGGTCCACACGCATGTGCCGGAGGCCGAGAGGTTCGGCTACATCGTGCCGAGTGGCATGGATCCACGGCTCGTGCCGGTCATGGACTGGAGGGGTGACTGGTGGTGGCTGTCGGAGGACGGGACCGCGAGACGTTTGAGCCAGATAGAGGTCATCCGAATGGGAATCAATCGAAAGGAAAGCGAATGAGTGAGGAAGACATGAAGCCGGAGGCTTTGCTGTGGTTGGATTTCGAGACCACGGGCACGGACAGGCTGGCCGACCTGCCGTTGGAGGTCGGCATGGAATGCACGGACGTGCTGGGCGAACGCTCGTATGGGTCGTTGCATCGCATCATCAGGCCTAGTGGGCTTGACCTGTTGGACATGTCGTCGGTGGCGTTCTCGATGCATACGGACAACGGATTGCTGTTCGAGCTGCTGAACGGTTCGGAGCGGAACGACGGTGAGAATGCCGTGGCGAACGCGGTGGAGGAATTCATCGCATCGTTGGCGCAACGGTTCACGCTGGTCCCGGCCGGCACGAACGTGGATTTCGACATGATGTTCCTGGAGCGTCTGACCGGGGATGTGGGCATGTTGAGCTACCGCAAGTTCGATCTGACCACGCTGCGCCGCTATCTCACGTTCGTCGACTGTCCGGAGGACCTGTACGACGGGCATGCGGGCTCGCATAGGGTGCGTGAGTGCATTCAGAGGGATCTCGTGGACTACCGCTGGTATCGCAAGCTGTTGCGGCGGAGCTGGCTGTGACGGTCCAATCGCATGAGTCGTGGCGGGATCGGGAGCCGGCCGATCTGATCGGCCACCGGTGCATCGCCCTTACCTGCATGGATGTCACTTTGGACGGGCCTCTTGACCTGGTCCGGCTGAGCCCGTCCAGGGCCGTCCTGAAATACCACGGCGTCGGCCTGCATGTCATCGACTGCGACCTGCGTCATCACGTGAACCGGCCGTCCGACGGCATTCGTGCCGTCATCATCACCGAAAGGAAACCATGAACAGGACATCGATTACCAGTCGTCCGCGCCGCTGGCGCAGGCCAGTACCCTGCCCCATCTGCGGAAACAGGGACATCAGGTTCCGCAAGTTCGGCCTGACCTTCAACCCGTTCACCTTGCATGTGGTGCAGGTCTGGGCGGCCTACTGCGCCGAACACTGCTGCGGCACTTGGCTATACACCAGTCATGCCGACCTCAAGGAGGCGATCCGCCTCTGGAACCGCAGAGCCAGCGATCATACCAACGTGAAGGAGCACTGAAATGGAAAACGAATCCAGGTTGAATCTGACGGGTCTTATCGCGGGCGTCTCCGTCCTACTCGTCGTCCTCCTGCCGATCGTGTTGCTTACCGCATCATGCTCCGGCACGTCGGATAAGCATGAGGAGACGGGTTGCACGTACGTCGAAGACTTCTATCAGTGCGATGTCACCTTGCAGGACGGTCGCAAGATCACCTGCCTGCGATTCAACAGCGGCACCACCACAGGCGGTACAGGCCTATCCTGCGACTGGGACCATGCCAGCGGAGCCGACAAGGAGCCGGAACAGTGAAGAAAACCCTCGAGGACATGATCATCAAATGGCATCAATGCGGCTACTCGGTGGAGGAAATCCACCAAGGCATGCCACAGGTCACCATCGACCAGATCCGGGCGACCATCATCCACCGGCATGAGGCATGAAAAAGAGCCCACCGTCTCCGGCGGGCCCTGGCATCATCACCAACCAGCCTACACCACCGGAAGCGGGAATCGAACAATGAACGAACACGACAACCAGCATCCACAACCACCAACCACACCAACCAAGCAAAACAGGCAAAACAGGCAGAACGAACGGAACAGGCAGAACGGACAGACCAGGACGGCGCTCGCCGATGCCGTCGCCACGCTCCGCGCGCACTACATGGATTTCGAGGCGATCGCCATGAAGCAGGCGTCCGTGGCGATGCGTTCGGGCGGGCATGGTTCGGTCACGGTGGCGCCGGTGCCGATCAACGTAGGCGCCTGGTCACTGAAATGCGACATCGACCGGCTGTGCCTCGAGACGATGCGCGCCCTGCGCCTGCCCACCGGTGGCCGTGATGCGGTGGACATGCTCAAGGCGGTCGGCCGCCCGTCATGCCTCGACCGGCTCCTGCAGAGGGACGACGCCGAACGGTTGGTGAATCTCATGGTGCAGGCGGCAGGGCGGATGATGCTCTGGCTCGAACGCAGTCCGGAACGCACCATGATCGGCCAGTGCCCGGAATGCGACTGCGACCTGTGGGCCGAAAGGGACGATCTCGACGGCGGGTGGATGGTATGCCGGTGCGGTTCTACGTTGCGGGTGCGTGACGTGGTGCAGGCGCGCGTGTGGCGGCTCTCGCTTTGCGGGGCGCAGGGCACGGCCGCCGGACTGGCCGACCTGCTCAAGGCATGCGGCATCAGGGTGAGACGCAAGACCATCAGCGAATGGAGACGCCGTGGGGTCATCGACGCCGTCGGCCTGGAGGACGGCAAGCCGGTCTTCAGGCTGTGGGATGTGTGGCGGGCGCTGAACCGACACGCCGTGGACGAAAGTTGACAGCGGTAGGTGTGGACGCTAGCTTGTCTATTGTTGGTCATTTCCATATCCGGAATCTGACCGTGGGAGCGTGGTTCGCTGGTTCGGCGGCCACGCTCCTTGCGTACCGGGGGTTGTGGGCGCGACCTGAAATCGCGTGCGTACCGACCCCTGTCCGTGTCTCCCGTTCAGGTCGGGAGACACGCAGGCCTTTGTGAAAA